CACACAGATGACCTTGCAATGTGTTGTGTATTGTTCTCATGGTTGGTAGAACAAACGTACTTCAAAGAACTAACTGACGATGATATTCGTGCAAGAATGTTCTTGGAACAACAACATCAACTAGAACAGGACATGGCACCGTTTGGTTTCGTGGATGATGGACTAGACGATGGGCCTACTATGATAGATGAGTATGGAACACGGTGGAGTCCAGTGGTTCGTTCCTATGATTCTGATTGGTAGAAAACACTAAAAACCTACATAATGTCAATGATATCGTTTTCTAACTTGAGAAAGCAGTTTGCACAAACAACTTTGGATTTACTGATATAATCGTTTACTTCGGTTCTAGATTGTTCGTTCAAACCCTTTCTTTTTGTAAGAGTTCGTATCTTCCTCTCGTGAGGATAAAATTGGAGACAGGCAGTTTCAGATTCCCCACAGTAATTACAGACTTTATCACCAAGATACTCGTTAACCCATATCTTGCGTGCCCTGTAGTTACGCTTAGAAACCTTTTTTATGGTTTCTTTGTACTTTTCGTAGTGTTCTGACATGAAACTATTTATGTGCTTAACGACCTATAAAAATCAAGTGTAGAATAAGATTTTTATAAATATTGATGTAAGTTTGGAAACTTAAATATTATAATGAATCCATAAAAGGAGAAAACAAAGATGGCATTTCAACTATCCCCTGGCGTACTCGTCAAAGAGATAGACTTGACTAATGTTGTTCCTGCTGTTGCAACATCTATTGGTGCAATTGCTGCTGGATACCCACAGGGCCCAGTAGAAGAAATAATTCCTATTGCTTCGGAACAAGATCTGGTTACAGTCTTTGGTAAACCTCATGCAACGAATTTTGAGACATGGTTTACTGGCGCTAACTTTCTTCAATACGGAAACGCTCTTCGTGTAGTTCGTGTTGATTGTGCAAATCACAAAAACGCTACCGCAGACGGAAACGGATTGAAGATTAAAAACGATTTTGACTATGAAACTAACTATGCCGGTGGACAAGGTTCTGTCGGTAACTGGGCAGCAAAGTTCCCTGGCACATATGCCAACGGTGTTGCTGTTTCAATCTGTTCTAACGCAACTGCATTTGAACAAAACTTTGCTGGTAACGCTGGTACACTTGGTGTAACAACTGGTACTCCTGCTATTGGTGCAACAACTGTTGGTGTTGACAATGGTGGTGGTTCTGCTGGTGCTGGTGGTTCTGCATATAATGTCGGTGACATTGTATTCTTCCAAGAAGCAGACGGACAACAGTACGAGGTTACTGCAATCTCAACAGACAATCTGACAATCAGACAACTAGATAATCCAAACGGTGGTGGACTTAAAACTGCACTTGCTGCTGCGACTAATGTTCGTAGACGTTGGAGATACTATGACTTGTTTGATGGTGCGCCTGGCACATCAACTTGGGCAACCGACAAAGGTATCTCTAATGATGAGATGCACGTTGTTGTCTTTGATGGTGGTGGAAACGTAACTGGTTTTGACGCTGATCTTGCTGGACAAAGAGGAAACGCTGCAATGGAAACTTATCCATTCGTTTCTCAGGCATCTGGTGCTAAGACTGCACAAGGTGGAACTAACTTCTATGCAAACGTAGTGAACACAGGTTCGTCTTTCGTAAGATGGATGGATCACGACAGTTCACTTTCTAATGCTGGAACAGATGTTGCATCTGGTGCTGCATACGCATCAACTGCTGGTAAAGCAGGTGTTATTAATGCATCTCTTACAGGTGGTGTAGACGCTGACCCATCACTGGGTGAGTTGGACACTGCATATCAGTTGTTTGCTGACGCTGACACTGTTGACATTAACCTTGTGATGGCAGGAACTGCTCCTACTGGTAGTACAAATGGTATTACACACGCAACTATGGTTATGGACTTGGTAGAAGCAAGAAAAGACTGTATCTGTTTCATCTCTCCTCGTAGAGAAGATGTTGTGGGTATCACAAGTTCAATCACTCAGACAACCAATGTAGAAGCATTCTTTGACAATCTTTCATCTTCTTCATATGCAGTATTCGATAGTGGATACAAGTATATGTACGACAGATACAATGATGTGTATAGATATGTACCATTGAATGGTGACATTGCTGGTTTGTGTGCGAACACTGACCAAGTTGCTGATGCATGGTTCTCCCCTGCTGGTTACAACAGAGGACAAATCCGTGGTGCAGTTAAACTTGCATACAACCCAAATAAGGCACAAAGGGATATTCTTTATCCTGCTCGCATTAACCCTGTTATTTCACAGGCAGGTCAAGGAACATTCTTGTTTGGTGACAAGACTGCTCTTTCTAGACCTTCTGCGTTTGATAGAATCAATGTGCGTAGATTGTTCCTCGTTCTTGAAAAAGCGATTGCGACTGCATCGAAATTCCAACTCTTTGAGTTTAACGATTCATTCACAAGAGCACAGTTTAAGAACTTGGTAGAACCTTTCTTGAGGGATGTGCAAGGACGTAGAGGTATTACTGACTTCTCAGTAGTCTGTGACGAAACCAATAACACTGGTGAAGTTATTGACAGAAACGAGTTTATCGGTGACATCTTTATTAAACCTGCTCGTTCAATCAACTTTATTACACTGAACTTTATCGCCGTCAGAACTGGTGTCGAGTTTAGTGAGGTAGGAGGATAATTATGAGTATAGATATTTTCAAAAGTAGACTTCGTGGTGGCGGCGCTCGTGCTAACCAGTTCAGAGTTTCACTTAACCCTCCGGCAATCACAACTGGATTGATACCAGAAAATGCAAGTTTCATGGTTAAGGCAGCAAATCTGCCTGGACAAGCTATCACTGAAATTCCTGTCAACTTTAGAGGTAGACAGTTATTTGTTGCTGGTGATAGAACATTTGAGACTTGGACAACAACCATTATGAACGATACGGATTTTGCGGTTCGTAACGCCATGGAAAGATGGATGAGTGGTATCAACGACTTGGAAACAAGTATTGGTGTTTCAGACTTGAGTCTTTATACTTCTGATATTCTTATTGATCAGTTGGATAGAGATGATAGTATTCTGAAATCTTACACTCTAAAAACTTGCTGGCCTACTGCAATTGCAGCAATCGACTTGAATATGGATACTGTAAGTGAAATTGAAACCTTTGATGTGACATGGAGATACACATCATTCTCTGCAAGTAGTGTTTAATCTGGTTTTACAAACTTACTAAATAGTAAGGTAAAATTAGGAGAACTTTAGTATGGCGGAACTTTTTGGTTTCAGAATCACAAAAGCGAATCAGGGTGGGAGTAGAGATGGATTCTCTGCTCCCTCTACTGACGATGGCACCCTTGATGTAGTATCAGGCGGTGGACATTATGCTTCTGTCCTTGATATGGACGGGCGTGATAAAAATGAATTAGACTTAATCAGACGATATCGTGACATTGCACAACAACCAGAGTGTGATAGTGCTATTGAGGATATCGCAAATGAAGCAGTTGTCTCTGACGAAAGAGGACAATCTGTTTCTATTTCCCTCGACAGATTAGATCAATCCCCAGCAATCAAATCGAAAATCAGAGATGAGTTCGATGAGGTTTTGCGTTTGCTCGACTTCAATGCAAAAGGACATGATATATTCAGACGTTGGTATGTTGATGGACGTATCTATTATCATAAGATTATTGATACAAAATCACCTCGTAAGGGAATCAAAGAAGTACGTTACATTGACCCTCGTAAGATTAAGAAGGTCAGGGAACAAAGAAAAGAAAAAGACCCGAAAACTGGTGCTGACTTTGTTAAGTCAGTTGAGGATTTCTACTTGTTCAACGACAAAGGTTGGGAACAGAATGTAGGAACATCTTCGGGTGTAAGAATTACTGCTGAC